CAAGATGCACAATATGCTTAATATTATGTTCCAGAAGATAAGGAAAGAGTACATTAGAATAGAATTTTTCTGCGTTATCGAGAAATATGTCGCTGCTATTGCGAGTACCACAATGAGTGTCATTTAGAATACAAACCTTCATAAAAAATCTCCAAGATCTGAATCTGCAGATTTAATTTTCATTCTTTTTATTTTTTTCTTTTCTTCTAATGCATATACTTTAAAAGCATTATCTTTTTCTTTTACTTTATCAATTCTATCCTTTAGGGTATCAACAAACTGGTTAATAACAGCTACGGAAGTTGCATCCCCTTCTGAAGTAACATAAGATTCTATACCAGACGAAGTTATATACTTTACCTTAATATCTTGTTGCTTCTTCTCTTTAGCAATACGACGTAGAAACGCATACCAAGATATTTGAGTGAAATATGCAAACGCATTCGGATTACCTGTACGTGTAGCTGCTTCTACATTATAATTCTCAATAGCTTTAAGACAATTTTCAACTGCATCCATAACCATCTCTTCTCGATAGGTATAACGAATAAAGTTAGATTTATGGGATAGACCTTCTGCTATCTTTAGAAAACAAGATGCAATATAGTTAGGTACAATAGGAAGCTCAGTCTCTTTAGCTTTAGCTTCATTGACTGTGCGAACATAATCAACTACTGCTTGTGAGAAATCTTTGTTGTTTACATAGTGAATGCTTGCGCGTTTGGTTCTAGCCATAATATATTCCTTCAATCTATCTTATAATAAACTATTTTTTTATTCTGTGCAACTATTATTTTCTAGTTGCCATTTTCGCGAAAGTGTATATAATCATATAGCGATATGGGGAGGGGGGTATGTTACTTAACTAAGAACCCTATTCTTGGGTCTTCTAATTGTCCGTCTGCATCATCATATGAACTTACAAAGTTATAACCGTGCATTTCCATATGTTGTTTTTTTACACCAAGATCTGAAGCCCACACAGGAATGATATGATCATAATCTGGATCGGGGGATGGACGTAAATGAACCTCTATAACTTGATTACCTTTAAACTCAACATTAATAACTTTAACATCTCTCAGGCAAACCAACTCATCAGGTACTTCTGGTATATAATCAGATCTTTTCCACTCAATAAACTTGGTCAGATTGATAGGCATGTTAGTTCCTTCCCAACAGGAAGATCCTTTCCATGGCTGCAGCCACTTACCATTTATCATGTCTCTATCATATTGCCACTTGTAGTTTGCAGAATAATGTTTACCAGTTAGATATTCACACCAAAAATAACCTGCAGGTACAGAGCGATCATCACCAGCTTTTATTTCCTTTACTTCAGCTCCTACGCCCATACCCGACAGATTGTATATAGGTCTTACAATGTATGTTCCGTCCTTAGTTGGTGCGGTTCCGCTGGGCCCACAATCATAACCAAATAGCTCAGCAATGTATAATTTATTAAACCACTTACGGTGGTGAGGATATTTAGAGTATGCGTCATCATCTTGCATTAGTGTAGCTTATCTTTATTGAATAGGGGTATTACGTTATCAGAATCAGTATAATATTCATGTAATTTTTTAAGAGCTTCTTTTATATCTTCCGAAGACATAGAAGGTCCTTCTATAGAATTATCTTGTTCAGAAACAACTGCCTTATAGTATTGAGATAAAAGAGTTTCATCCGGCTTGGCTTCTCCAATAATATGATTATAATTTAACAGCTGATAATAAGATTCACTCTGTTGAAATGCCATCCAAGGTCTAAAAGAATAATATCTATATCCTTCCATAGGATTTTCAGACCTAATGATCATCATAGCATTTTTAACTACAATATAGATATCCTCACCTTCTGGCTCTTCTATAACTTGAGCAACAATCTCATCTCCATTAGTCAATCTAAACTGTGTATAATTCATTTTATGTCAACCTTCACTATTTGATAATTAAACTGCTCTTTTTCATACATTTTTACTCTCTCTATAGAATGAAGTAAAGTAAAATTCTTTCTAGCTTTCCAATGTATATCATCTGCTATATCATATAGCGTAGTATTTTGTCCATTATCAGATTTTCGTAATCCCCGACCTATTGATTGAAGAACTTTAATTTGAGATTTTGATGGAGAAGCAAATATAATATTATGAAGGTTTCGTATATTAATACCAGTACTAAAGGTGCCTAGACTAGCAACAATAATAGCATTACTCTGTTTCTCTACAATACCTCTAATAGCTTCACGATCTACTGTATCAGTATCACCAGATACAAAAAAGACTTTTCTTCCCTCTTCGACTTTATTATTTATCAGGTCATATAAAGGTTTCCCGTGCTTATCAACAAGTCGAAATAGGACAAGAGTATTCCCTTTACAGCTAGTAGCCAAATTACGAATAAGACGGTTCCTAGAATTATTTCCCACAATAAAGTCAATTTCATCTTGATAGTCTTTCTTTCCAAACTCCTTACGAACTTCTTCAGAGTAGGTTAATAAAAGTACTTTAATATCTAAAGGAGCTAGCGTATTATTATCCTGAAGCGCTTTAGTAGTAGTAACCTTATAAACTGGGCCAAAAAGCCCCTCAAGCATTAGCTGATGAGTTTGAGTACCATCTAATGTACCAGTAAACCCATATCTATATTTAGCAAGGGTAGATTTGTTCATAATTGAAGACAGAGACTTAGATTTAAATCCATGACACTCATCTCCAAGTATCATTCCGAATTGCTCAAACCATTTTTTAGGTAATTTGTAGATACTCTGCCAAGTAGAAATAATTACCTGTTTATTAGTTACTTTATCTTTACCAGAATATATTTTATGAACCATCTCTAATTCCATACCATAATCTGTAAAATCTTGATGCATCTGCTCTACTAGAGATGTGGTTGGAACTATTATAAGTACCTTAGATGGGTCTATCCTGTTAGTTAAATGTTTAAGAAAATATTTCATGATAAGATAAATCATGAATGACTTCCCTGATCCTGTAGGAGATAGTAGAATTGCTCGAGTTCTTTTTAGGGCTGTTTCAATCGCATCGTATTGATAGTCTCGAGGCTGAAATGGAAGCGTTGCGTCTTTTAATAAATCCTCCATATGCTCAGGTTGAAGTTGTTGAGGAACCGGAAGTCCATATTGATCCGACTCTTCTGTGTCAACAGAATATGATCGCTCAGATGCAAACTTTAACAAATAAACATACAGCCCAGCGTTTAGCTCTCCAGTCATGCGATTGAATAGCTTGACCTTTCCGTCCCACACGCGATTCTTGTACATCGGCATAAATTTATATCCAGGTACATAAAACGAAAAGTAATCAGATAATTCAGCTGCAAACCCTGGCTCACAGTCCACATAAAGCATGCTATAATCTTTTAACCGTACAGTAAATTCAGCCATTCTCTTTTAATTCTTTATATTTCTGTCTCACGCTCAAAAACTGAGGTAAATAATCATGAGTGTTTATTGTGAAGATTTGAGGTTCATTGTGGTCCACTGTTATAAGAATAACCCCTTGTCTGATAGGGACACCCGTTCTCTCATAGAAGGCCGCCGCATAAAACGATGCCTGTATAAAGTAGTTAGTAATCCACTCTATCTTCTTAGGTTTACGAGATGTTTTAAAATCTATGATAGAAAGCTCACCATCGAACTCAGCAATGCAGTCTACTTGACCAGCACATTTTAATCTGTCACTATAAAGAAATTCTTCTTGGAACCATATATTGTTTATACGCTTATCTATAATGTCTTTTAAATGACTAAATGTATAGAGGTTATTAGGCATAACATCTTTATCCCATCCTTCTACATTATCAAGATAGTCTTCTGCTAATTTATGTACAGTAGTTCCTCTTGTAGCAGCTTGATGGGATATCTTGTTAGCTTCCTCATCACCAACTCGCTTACGCCATTTCATAATACTATCTGTACTAAGAATGTTTAAGACAGTAGTAATAGAAGGATAAGCATCACCTTCAGGTGTAAAATACTTACGACCTTTCTCAGTAGTCTTTCTAGTCATCTTAGGGAGAGTTATACCATGATCAACGTGATTAAACATTAGTTACCTGCTTCAAATTGTTTCCATTTTATAATATTGCCGATAGTCTGATGTCGCCAATTTAGATTGTTTACTATTTCTGTAAGAGTTTCTATTATAGTTTTCCAATACTGGACTCGCTCTTCGCTTTGTTGGATCTCTGGATCACTATCATAGTAGTATTCCATCTCACCTTTCATAACCTTTAGTCCGTCAAACGGATCAGGTTCCCATCCAAGAGCTTCTATAGACTCTCTATCCAT